GTCTGATATGTTTTTTTGCGCATTGCGAGTCGTCTGTGGACTGGCGGCGACTTACCGGGAGGCACCCGGCACCACACCTAATAAAAAATGATGATAGCTGTAAGGCCCACTTCGGTGGGCTTTTTCTTTGGGCAAAAAAAAGCCCGCATGGTTTCATGCAGGCAAGGCAGTTACATTTAGATTTTGTCCCGGTATATGTTTTTTTGTCCGGAAGTCGAAAGATACTGTCTCGAATACATTTTGTAAATAACGGATTCAAATCACAAGGCCATGCATTTGCATGGCTTTTTTATTATCAGGTCCCGCGGGAATCATCATCGACACGCTTCGTTGTTAAATCCAGCCCGACGGGCCTGACCCTTTCAAACACACACAGCGCCATCCGTCATCAACGGAGGTGAGGCTATGACCAAAATGAGCACCATTTACAGCAGACTCTCATACGGCACCGGGACCGCATTAACGGGCTGCGGTGTTTCGGCAAAGGCATATGCCGACGTATCGAAAACAGAGGTATGGATTTTGGCCGACAAAGTGGCTGGTATGAGCCTGAGTGACTGGGCGATCGTTGTCGGTATTGCATGCACTGTTATTACCTGCGGCGTGAACTGGTATTACCGGCGTAAGGAACGGGAGGATCGGCTGAATGGCTATGTCACCAAAGTTGAGGAATAGCGTTCTTGCTGCCGTTGGTGGTGGTGCTATTGCGATTGCGTCGGCGCTTATTACCGGGCCAACCGGCAATGATGGGCTGGAGGGGGTGAGATACAACCCTTACCAGGATGTGGTGGGTATCTGGACGGTCTGTTATGGACACACTGGCAAAGATATCATGCTCGGCAAGAAGTACACCGAGGCTGAATGCCGTGCGCTTCTCAGTAAAGACCTGAACGCCGTCGCCCGCCAGATTAACCCTTACATCCAGAAGCCGATCCCCGAAACAATGCGTGGGGCGCTTTACTCATTCGCGTATAACGTCGGCGCTGGCAACTTCCAGACCTCCACACTGCTGCGCAAAATCAACCAGGGCGATCAGAAAGGTGCATGTGATCAGCTGCGCCGCTGGACCTATGCCGGTGGTAAGCAGTGGAAGGGCCTAGTAACGCGCCGCGAGATTGAGCGCGAAGTCTGCGAGTGGAGCCAGAAATGAGTCGCTTAACCGCCATTATCAGCGCAGTGGTTATCCTGCTGCTTTCCTGCATTTTCTCATGGCGTTCTGGATGGAGCTCTCACGCTGACCACATCAACGCCCTGGCAGCGAAGAAGAAAGAGAAAGCCGAAAAAGCCATTCAGCCAGTAGAGAAAAAGGCCGCTGCCGCTACAGAAGAGGGCAAGGTCATCTACCGAACCATAACCCGCGACGTGGTGAAATATGTCAAGTCTCCGAATCGTACTGTGTGCCGGTTTGACGATGATGCTGTGCAGCTGCGCCAGCGAGCTATCGACGCTGCCAACGCCATCCCCGGATTTGATGAGCCCTCCGTGCAAAGCAAGTGACGCAGGGAAGGATACCGACGAAGACCTGCAATCGGACGTCGAAACCGCTCAATGCCTGCGCCAACTGCGGTTGGATAAGTACCGCTGGCAGGCCTACTACCGGGCAATCAGCCAGTAGCAGGAATACATCACCACGCAGTGCCTGAGGTAACGATGCTGATACTCTTCATTCTCCTGTCGATCTGGCTCTGTCGACTGTCGGAGAAGCCTGGCTGGTTTAAGGTCAGCCATATTATCTCAATGCTGGCGCTCGAAGATGAGCATCCGGCACGCAGCAAGGGGCTGCGTTGAGATAAGAGCCTGCATTACTGAAGCCACTCTCTGGAGTGGCTTAGATAATTTTAATTTGCGAAAATGTTTAGATGTCTAGATTGTTGGTCGTGTCTATACCTAATTGTTTGTATATAGATTTGGCATAAGCAGTGTAACCTAGCGACTTAACAAGGCTTTCTACAGACTTATTCTCGATAATCTCATGTTTTAAAAGTACATCATCGTTAGACGTTAGTGTCATGAGCCAATGACCTTTCTCAGTATCATAAACACGCAAAGCTGTGTCTTCTTCCAGGATATGTTCGTAAGCCACTTCTTCACCATTAAATGCAATATCAGGGCCATTTTTAACTTTTAAAGTAACCTTTTCCATTATAAAACCTCATTGAGAAATATATGGCACTCACCGACAAGCAAGAGATGTTCTGTCGCGAGTACCTCATCGATTTAAACGCCACGCAAGCGGCTATTCGGGCGGGGTACAGCGAAAAGACTGCTAACCGCACCGCATCCGAAAACCTGTCAAAACCTGACATCCAGTCAAGAATTGCTGAACTCAAAGCGCAGCGCAATGATCTGGTTGGTGTAAATGCGACATACGTCCTGAATCGTCTTGTTGAGATAGACCAGATGGACGTGCTGGACATCCTGACCGCGACCGGTGAGCTCAAGCCGGTGTCTCAGTGGCCTAAGGTCTGGAGGACGACGCTATCCGGGTTGGATGTTGTCGAGATGTCAGCTGAGGGAAACACAGCCGCGCTGCTCAAGAAGATTAAGTGGCCTGATAAGGTAAAGAACCTCGAACTGATTGGTAAGCACATTGATGTCCAGGCATTCCGTGAGCAGGTGAAAACTGAACACGTTGTCGATTCAATTTCAGACCTTATGGATTCCTTGTCTCAGGGGGCGTAATGAAGCCTGAGCATCTCAAGCTGCTAGCTGATAAAGACTGGCGGCTGAACAATCTTTACTGGATCACCGACAAAGAAGGTAAGCCGACCCGCTTCAGAATGACGCCTGAGCAGCGGGAATACTTCGAGGGTATTCACACCCGCAACATCATCCTGAAAGCTCGCCAGCTCGGATTTACCACAGAGGTGTGTATCATCCAGCTCGACGCTGCTCTGTTCGAGTCGGCAAAGTGCGCGCTGATCGCCCACACGCTGAATGACGCAAAGCGCCTGTTCCGAGAAAAGGTAAAATATGCCTACGATAAGCTGCCGGCCGAGATAAAGGCGGCCAATCCGGCGAGCAACGACTCAGCCGGCGAGCTGGTCTTTAAGAAGGGCGGATCACTCTACGTCAGCACCTCATTTCGTGGCGGCACGCTGCGTTACCTGCACGTTTCCGAGTTCGGGAAGATATGCGCCAAGTACCCGGATAAAGCCCGTGAAATCGTCACTGGTGCGTTTGAGGCGGTATCGACAGGTTGTTTCGCTACTATCGAGAGCACAGCAGAGGGCCGGGCGGGTTACTTCTTCGATTACTGCCAGACGGCAGAGAAAGCGCTGCTGCAGGGTAAGCAGTTATCTGCGCTGGACTGGAAGTTTTTCTTCTTCTCCTGGTGGAAGAATCCGCAGTATGCAATAGACCCGGTTGAGCCACTACCTCAGCGCTTAGTTGAATACTTCGCAGAGATGGAAGCGAAGCACGGCGTGGTCGTTAACGATCGGCAAAAAGCCTGGTACTACGCCAAAGAGAAAACTCTCGGCGACGACATGAAGCGAGAATACCCGACCATTCCGGCCGAGGCGTTCCAGCAGTCGGTCGAGGGCGCGTACTACGCCAAACAATTCCGCTGGCTCTACACCAACAAGCGTATCGGCCAAATCCCGAATAACTCACATCTACCGGTTCACACGTTCTGGGATATTGGTGTGGGCGACTCCACGGCGATCTGGTTTGTTCGCGAGGTCGGCGAAGAGTTCCACGTCATCGACTACTACGAAAACTCAGGCGAGGGGCTGAGGCACTACATGAAGGTGCTGAAAGACCGCGGTTATGAGTACGGCGAGCACTGGGGCCCACACGACATTGAGAACCGCGAATTCGGTGCCGACGCAAAATCGCGCAAAGAACTTGCGCAGGAAGGCTATGAAATCGACGGCCAGGTTTACTCAATGACGTTCAATGTTGTTCCGAAAACGGGTGTCGATACCGGCATTGAGTCGGTGCGTGAAATTCTCCCGTCCTGCGTCTTCGATGAGGAGAAATGTGCCGAGGGCATATCTCACCTCGAGGGCTATCGCAAGGAGTGGGATGACAAGCGCGGCTGCTGGAAAGATAAGCCACTTCATGACTTCACATCACACGGCGCCGATGGCTTCCGCTACTTTGCGGTAGCGAAGAATAACCATAAACAGGTGGGTGCTATCTTCTTCACATAAGGAAAACTCAGTGAGTAACACTACAGAAATGCAAGTCCTCGCTGGGCTCATTGTGAACAGCCTTAACGAGGTTGGGCGCGCGCGCCAGTTGTATGCATCAGGGCTTGGGAAGTCCGGTAACACGAAGCGTCACCATCTGTGGTGCGAATTTGGTTACCCTGAGCGACTCGACTTCGACCACTTCTACAACATGTATGAGCGTAACGGCGCGGCGTTCGGCGCGGTGCATAAGTTGCTCGATGCATGCTGGACTGATACCCCGGTGATCGTCGACGGCGATGAGACGAAGAAGTCGAAGAAGTCGACGCCGTGGGAAAAGAAAGTCACCAAGCTCATGAAGAAGCATTGGGCGAAAGTGAAGGATGCAGATCGGCGCAACCTGGTCGGGCATTACTCAGCACTTATCCTCCAGTTTGCAGACAGCAAGGAGTGGTGGGAGCCTGTCGACCGCAACGTGATGCGTAATTCTCGCGAGCGCGGCCTGGTCAAGATGATCCCCGCATGGGAAGCGCAGGTTAAACCCGGTGAGCTTGAGCAGGACCAAAAGTCTCCAGACTACGGCATGCCGAAGTTCTACTATTTCCAGGAACAGCAGGTCGGCGATAACGGAAATATTTCCGGGCCGATGCGGTCTATTAAGATCCACCCTGAGCGCATCATCATGTTTTGCGAAGGGTCAGAAGACGAGACTTCGCTGGCTGGCATTCCTTTCTTGCGTGCTGGTTATAACGATCTGCTCGATATGGCAAAGACCTCCGGTGGTAGTGCCGAGGGCTTCCTGAAAAACGCCAGCAGGCAGCTCGGCATTAACATGTCGAAGGATACAAACCTCAAGACCATCATCGACGAGGCGAAGAAGGCTGGTTACTCAGGACTGGCTGAGGCGCTGAACGCCGCCATCCAGAAACTGAACTCAGGTACTGACTCAGCACTGGTTACTCAGGACGGAGAGGCTAAGGTTCTGTCTGTGGCTGCTGCCGACCCAAGCCCTACATGGACGGTCAGTGCAAATCAGTTCTCTTCATCCGTACAGATACCTTTCACCATTATTTTTGGTCAGCAAACGGGCCGTCTGGCCTCGGATCAAGATAAGAACGACTTTGCTAAGCGTTGTAATGGACGTCGTGCTGGATTCCAGACTGGCCGTGTAACCGCTGTAATCGAACGTCTATGGACCGTGGAAGTTATCGAACCACCTAAATCTGGCGAAATCACGTTAACCTGGTCTGATCTGCTCGCTCCAAGCGAGAAAGAGAAGATTGCCAACATGAAGGAAATGGCTTCGGTCGCGAGGGATACCCAGCAAGCGTACGGCACGCCTGCTGTCGATGAGAATGAGGTCAGGGAAGCAGGGGAGCTTGAGCCGCGTGAGGATGTTAAGACGCCTGACCCAAATAAAAAGGTAACTACCGATGATCCTCTTTCCGATGACGCCGGAGCAAAAGACGAAGGTGGGGACGCCGGTAGTTCCGCGCAGTAAGGTTGACCCGACGCGATCGGCGAAGCAGGTCAGCGCGATGTTCCGGGATATCGAGGACCGGTATCTCGACATCAAGCGCGCTCTGAAATCGCTCTTCGACCAGCGTCTGACCGGGAGAGAGCGAGAGGTTAACAGCCACAACTGGCATTTCCTGTGCCACGTTAACGGCGACGAGCCAACGCTCTACCAGGTCAACGCCGGCAAGTTTATCTACGACATGTCGGCGCAGGAACTGGCGGACCTGCTGGAAGCGGTGCAGGTCATTCTCGACGATTACCTGCTGGATGGTGGCGAGCAAAACCTCTGGGCAATGGATTACGCCGTCGCAGAAGCGCAGCGCGGCACGCTGGAGGCATTCAACAACCTCTCTCAGCAGTCGCAGGTGTACGCCAGTCAGACGACGCTACAGCAGCTTTTAAGCAGTCCCGGTCTCCTTAATCAGGTGGCTGCAGCCCGGCTGACAACGTTCAGTGACTGGAAGGTAATCAGCGACACCGCCCGCGGTGACCTGACCAACATCATTACCGATGCGGTGGCGCGTGGAGTTAACCCTCGCGAAACGGCCAGCGTCATCAGTAAGCGCCTCGATGTGTCGATGTCGAAGGCCAAAACCATCGCTCAGACTGAGCAGGTCGGCGCGCTGCGGCAGGCGCAGTGGAATGAAACCGACTGGGCCGCGGACAGGCTTGGGTTGAATACCGGCCTGCTGTGGCTGTCAGCACTCAAGCCGACGACGCGCAGCTGGCACGCTAGCCGTCACGGCAAGGTTTATACCACCGAGCAGGTGCGAGACTTCTACGCCGAGAACGGCAACCGGTACAACTGCTATTGCAGCCAGATTCCGGTGCTGCTTAACGACGACGGCAGCATATTTAACAAGGGGCTGGCGGATAAACTCGCCACTGAGAGGAAAAAGTGGCGAGACTCAGATGCTTAAACTATCGGTACGACAGCATCAATATGGAACTCAATCGTAAAAGTTGAAGTTTCCACGCTTACGACGTCAGAGAGAGCATGCATCACGGCTTTAATAACTTTCTTATCATTGAGCTTCGGCTCGTTAGATGATTCAAAAACAGCATCAAGAGTTTGTTTTTTGCCTTCAATAAAGGCGTGAAATAGCACTTTATACTGCATATTAACCCCTTGTTTTTAGTGAACAACCATTAGCATATTGAGGACAATACATGAAGCTGTCCAGCATTCATGTGAAATCCCTCGCCATCAACGCCTCCAACATCTCAACGACAACTATCAACGGCCAGGAACACTACGTCATTCGTGGTGCGGTTCCGATCGTCGATGACATCGTGATGAATGGCGGCCTTTACCCGGCGGAGGAGATTAACAACAGCTACCAGACGATGGAAGGCAAGCTGATGCCTCTGCCGCATCCGATGGTAGATGGCAAGTACGTCAGCGCCAATGACCCGCGCGCGATTAATGCTTATCACGTCGGAGCCTGGGCGCAGAACGTCAGTAAGTCAGGCGACCAGGTCGTCATGGACGTTTATATCAATAAGGCGGTCGCCGAGACAAAGCCTGACGGTAAGCGCCTGATTAATCGCCTCGATGAGATGATCGCCGGAACCAACACCGACCCGATCCACCTGTCTACCGGCTTACTCACCAACAAAGAGAGAAAATCAGGCGAGTCGAAGCAGAAGAAATACTCATGGATCGCTCGCAATATGCAGTTCGACCATATCGCTATCCTGCTCGATGAGCCGGGCGCCGGTACTCCAGAAGAAGGCGTCGGCATGTTCGTGAATGCCGATGGTCAGGAAGGCGAAGTCGAAACTGCAAGCCTCGTTGATGCGGCAAATAGCCTCAAAGATGGCCTGCTGAACAAAGTGAAGTTCTTCCTCACCCATAACTCAGATGCCTCATTCGATGAAATCTACCAGATGCTGCGTGAAGCCATTCGCGCGGCGTCAGGCAGCGATGTTTATCGCTATGTCGTGACCGTATGGCCCGACAAATTCATCTTCGAAGAGGGAAATAAGCTCTTCCAGCAAAAATACCTTATCGACGACAGCACAGTCACGCTGGTCGGCGATCCAGTAGAGGTCGTGCGCAAACCAACTGAGTACGAAGTCAAAACCAACGGAGAAACAAACCCGATGAAAGAGAAGATGATCGCCGCGCTCAATGCCGCAGGCGTAAAAACCGAGGGGCTGACCGACGATCAGGTCTGGGATGCCTATAACCAGCAGATGCAGAAGAAAGACGGTGGCGGCGACCCTGCTCAGGCTCAGATTAATTCTGAAGCGATTACCGCGGCGGTGAATCTGGCAATTAAGCCGCTGACCGATGAGATCGGCACGCTGAAAACTCAGATGCAGGCCAACGCTGAAAAAGACCTCAAGACCAAGCGTGAGGCGGTCAAAGCGAAATTCCCGTTCATGACCGAAGCGGCGATCAACTCGCTGGCCGGCGACGCGCTGAACGACATGTACTCGCAGTGCCAGACCAGTACTGGTCTTAACCCGGCATTCCAGGGCAATGGCGCACAGAGCGAAATCCTTTCTATGGAGGCACCTGAATAATGGCTCTCGCACCTCGTTTCCATACCGTAATCGCGGGCCCAGCCCGCAAGAATGACCCGCAGGTCATTGAAGCAATCATGGCGGCGGCAGTGAAGCCTGGTTCTCTGGTAATGCTGGATAGCACAGGGAAACTGGCTGTTCACAATGTCACTGGCGGCGCAGGAGTGGCTCTGGCTCTTCAGCATAACTATATCGGCGGCGGTGATATCCGCGATGCAGTGCCTGCCGGTGATACTGGCGCGGCCATCATGTGCGAAGACGATGTCGACTATCACATGCTGGTCAAAGCCTCTCAGGTGTTGCTTGAGAATGAAGGACTCGTATCTGCTGGTGACGGCACGCTCCAGAAATCCGCTGCGCCGACTACCGACGTGGTTCTGTTCTACTCACGCGAGAAAATCACTGTTGGCGCAGAAGCCCAGCTTGTGAAAGTCCGCAAATCAGGGAAAGCTACCGCATGAGCATGATCGTATTTAACAAAAAGCTGGTTACTGAACATAACCAGATCATGAAGGCATGGAATCAGCTGCTGATGCAGCGCGAATCCTTCAACGTTAACCAGAGCACCATTTCCGCTCAGTACGGCGGCGCGCTGGAAGTTAACCAGGCTGCGCTGATCTCTAAAGACTACTGGCGTGAAGTGGACAACATCACCACCCGAGTCTTCCGTAATGACGAAGGCAACGGCCTGCTGGATGACCTGCTCGGTCTCGGTACGCCGATCTCTATCGGCAAGACTGCGGCGCTATACCGCGTTTCCAGTGACGCTGGCAAGGTTCATCGCACACTGACGGGTCATGTTCCGGAAGAGCTGGATAAAGTCATCTACGACGAAGCCGGCGACCCGATCCCGATCTTCAACACCGGCTACAGCCGCGAATGGCGTGAGTGGAACGGCATGCAGTCGGAAAACCTCGACGCGATGGCCGATGACCAGGAAGCGCACGTTGCCGCTATCCGTGAGGATATGGCTGACTACATGCTGTCAGGTGACGCGAAGGTGAAGGTTAAAGGCTATGTCGGCGCCGGTATCACCAATCACGCCAACACCAACCAGGTGGATCTGAGTGCATCCGGTCTGAATATCGACCTGACCACCTCGACTCCTGATGAATCAGTAGCGTTCTTCACAGGTCCGTTCGCCAAACTGCTGGACGATAACTACGTTCAGGAGAAGGTAAAGGTGTGGGCATCCCCGGATATCATGCGCAACCTGAACCGACCGTATTCCGATGCCGCGGGCTTCAAAGAAGGCACCGTGCTGGAATACATCCTGCGCTATGGTCGCATTGAGTCGTTCAACCAGACCTTTAAGGTGACCGGTAACCACTTCATTGCGTACGTTCGCAACTCGCAGTACATCAAGACGCGCATCGCCGCGCCAGTGGGTACCTTCATGATCCCGCGACAGAATCCGTTCGATAACTACAACACTCTGGTCTGGAGTGCCGTTGGTCTGCAGATTAAGCGTGATTTCAACGGTCGTTCGAAAGTGTTCAACGCACAGGGTTAAGGGGCTTAGGCCCCTTTTATTCGGGAGAAAGCATGAAAACGTTAAAGGTCGAGAAAACTGGCTGCTGGGGCATGATTGATGGCATCTTCCAGCAACTTCCTGTTGGCCACGAATTCGTTGCGACGGACATTCCTGCAGCTTTTGCTGGTCGAGTGTCGGTAGTGGGCGAAGTGGAAGAGCAAACGCAGGAAGAAAAGACGCTGGAAGTAGCCACCCCCGGTGACAATGCTGCAGAGCAGGCAGAGCAGGCAGAGCAGGCAGAGCAGGCAGAGCAGGCAGAGCAGGCAGAGCAGGCAGAGCAGGCAGAGCAGGCAGAGCAGGCAGAGCAGCAGGATGAATCTTCCGCTAAATCGAAGAAGGCGAAATAACCATGGCTGACCCAATCACAGCGGCAGACGTGCAGGCGTTCCTCGGTGAGTTGGGTTACGCCATCCCCGCCGCGCTCCTCGATCCTATTCTCTGCGTGGTGAACAAAATTATCCCGTGCCTCGATGGTGCGGGATACGACGAATGCACGGCAAAGATCATCCTTATGTATGCCGCTGCGCTCATGGCGACGTCATCCGGCGCGCGCCGCATCAAATCGCAGGGCGCCCCGTCCGGCGCGTCGCGGTCGTTCGACTACGGTGACGACGGAATCACCTGGCTGCGTGACTCGCTGGCGAAACTGGATACCAGCGGCTGCACTAGTGAACTTCCGATCAGCGCCGGCAACAGTGTCGGCCTGTTTATGGTGGTCGGGGGCTGCTAATGGCGTGGGTTTCAGTTCAGCAACGGCTGCCGCGGACGTTTACCCGGGTGTGGGTCATGACCGATACCGGCCAGCAAACGACGGCATACTTGAAAAGAGACGGCGAATGGTTCATTAACTGCGCCCGCATACGGTCCACAGGCGCTGTTGTGCTGCGATGGAGGGAATGAGAATTGGTGTATAAAAAGCCAGCAAATGGTAAAATTAACGAGCCGGGGAATGCGTCAACATTGCCACCGGCTCTAACCATCATTACCTATTGCGGAGGTAACTCATGGCTCATCAAATCTTAAGCCATCAGCATCATAATGCGCCATCTTATAATGGCGTGGCAGGCGTTTATCAGATTACCAACACCATCACTGGTGAGGCGTATATCGGTTCCACGGTTAATATTTCAGGACGGTGGGCGAGTCATCGTTATAAGTTGCGGAAAGGAACTCATGGGAACAGAAATCTTCAGGAGTCATGGAATAAGTATGGAAAAGGCTTCTTTGAGTTTTCCGTCCTGGAAGTAGTGAGTGATAAATCCGAACTTATTGCAGCCGAGCAGCGATTCTTTCGCGAATTAAACCCGTCTTTCAACATTGCGCCAAACGCCGGGAGCAGCCTCGGAGTTATACACACCGAAGAATCCAAGGCGAATATGGCGGAAAGCCGGCGCGGAGATAAGAACTGCTGGTTCGGCAAAGTTCCAGCCTGTGCAGGTATGAGCAGACAGCCTGAAGTCAAAGCTAAGATATCAACCAAGAATTCAGGCGCTGGCAACCCTATGTTCGGTGTTACCCCGCCACACGCCAAGTTCACTGATGATCAGGTGCGCGAAATTCGTCGCGCCATTTCTGAAGGTTATTCACTCACTGTTATCGCTAGCAAGTATGGTGTTTCAAAAGCGACTATTGCTCATATCCGGCAGGGTCGATCCTATACGAGGGTGGTGTAATGTCATCAGCGGCTTCATGGTCATACACAGCCAAGGCAACTATTTGGCGAAACCTCGGCGTTGATGAGTATGGTGATTCGCTGGGGTTTTCCCCTCCAGAAGTTATTCTTTGCGATTATGAGGGTGGGGTTAGCAAAAGAATTGGCGGAATTGGCGCTGAAATTGTCGCGAAAAACACAATATGGACAGAGTACGCCATCGCAAAAAACGGCGATTACATCCTTATAGGAGAATCGGCATCATCCGATCCATATTCAGTTGATGCCGACGAGGTGCGGCAGGTTATCCGCTACGCCGACACGTTCGAGCGCCTGGCGGATGATTACGCAATTCTGACGGGAGTCTGAGTATGGGCGTTAAAGTTCGCGGTGTGCGTGAGGCAAAAGCCAATCTTAACCGCATCATCGACAATATTCAGGGGCGCAAGGTTGTCCGTGCCATTCAGTCGGCGCTGATTTTAGGTAGCAGCAGGGCAGCGTATTACACGCCGATCGACTCATCTACACTCCTGAATAGTCAGTTCCGAGAAATTAACGTGAATGGCACAAGAGTTACTGGAAGAGTTGGGTACTCTGCTAATTACGCTGCTTATGTGCACGATATGCCTGGCAAGTTAAAAGGGCAGCCACGCGCTCACTTTGGGAAAACGAGAGAAGGTACCGAATTTGGAGGAGGTACAGGGAAGGGTAACTACTGGGACCCGCATGGCGAGCCTCAATTCCTTAAGAAGGGATTCGATGAAGAGCGTGATGCGATTACTGCGGTAATCAAAAAGGAGCTATCCCTGTGAACCCTCCGATGCATAAGCGTGTTCGAAACATCTTCGTTGATGCCGGTTTAACTGTTGGATATACCGTTCAGTCTCTGACATGGACCGATTCCGGAAAATTGACGGAGAGATTCATCGTATTCCGTCCCAACGGCGGCACGGCAGTAGATCGTGATATAGCTGCTGATTATTACGTCCTGGTGGATGTCATAACTGGTAAGTCTGCTGGCGACTACGCGAAATCAGAGACCGATGTGCAGGACATCATCGACTACGTCAAGCAGAATCCTATGACGAATACCTGCATCGGGCAGATATCTAACCTAGGCGGAACCCCATCACCGGTAATGACTGCAGAAGGGCGCATGGTGTGGCGCTTGCAGTTCGCCTGCCTCTTTGGCGGGTAACACCAAATCAAATCACGTAAGGTCGCCTGGAGCGGCCTTTTTTATTATCTGAAGTGAGGTAAGCAACGATGCAAGGCTGCTCCAATAACGAACAACTTATCGGTCGCGCGAAGACGCTGGAACTGGCTTACGGCTGTTCTGACCAGATGCCAGCAGAGGGCGACTGGAAACTCATGGGTCTGCCGACTTCTGCAACGTGGGATATGAGCCCGGAGGCGCTGACGTCTGATGCAGACAATGGCGGTTTCAGTTCGAATCTGATTGCCAGCCTGGACCCGACCTATTCCATTGAGGGAGAAGTGCGCGTTCAGGACCGTACTGATGAATTCGGCATTCAGCAGTTCGTGAAGTATATCGCCGATGAAGTCCGGGCCCGACGCCAGCCTGCGGTATGGATGCGTTTCCATTGGGGGGACTTTTACCACATTGGCTACATGGTCCCGACCGGCGCCAGTGATGGCGGTGGTGTGAAGGAAATCGTGACGTATAGCTTTGAGTTCAAACTGGCTGACGGTAATACCTTCCAGATCACCGAAGCCGATGATGGCATTCCGGTAACAGGCGTCACAGTCGCTCCGACTACCAGCACTGTAGCTGCAGGTTCAAGCACCACGTTTACTGTCAATGTAGCTCCGGATGATGCTGACAATAAACTGTTCACTGTCACCTCCTCTGTGCCGTCTCGCGCGACCGTGGCCTTCACCGGCAATACCGTAACTGTCTCTGCCCCGTCTGGTGCAACGGCTGGCACCGCGGTAATCACCGTGAAGACCGTGGATGGCGAGTTCACAGCCACTCACACAGTAACCGTCACCGTGTAAGCAAAACAAAGGGTAGGAATCCTGCCCTTGATTTTGTTTATGGGGGAAAGATGACACCAGTTAAAGAGTTTGGCGAATGCCTGATTACTGCCGGAGACAGGGATTATTTCTTCCGCCCGTCACTGCTGGCCATGTCGCGAATTGGCGAACCTGCTGAAATTGTTCAGACGTTCTACGACCTCTGCAATGACGAAGTGACCCCGCTGTTAAGGCGAGCTGCTGAATCCTACATCCACAATGAGTACGACCGGCTGCCTGATTGCGTGTTGCAGTATATTCAGAGCGGTCTATTGAGCCGCAAGTCGATTATGGCTGCCCATACGGTATTGACCGCCTGCTGTGCTGACGATATTGGCGAGTTGATAGGATGGATGAAACCAGGTAAAGGCAGAAAGCGCAGTTTCGTATGGCGCCAGGGAAGCATGCCGCCGCATAACATGGTCATAGTCGCCCAAAGCCTGATGATGCACGGCATTATCGGCAAGGCAAAAGTGAGGAAGCTCCAGCGGCACGAATCCAGCGATACCACATCTGAATTCCGGGCATCAGATTACATCATCGCAGCACGTAACCACTTCGGTATTAGCAAGGAAGAGGCCGGCCAACTGACGATGACTGAGTTTCAGCTAATGCTCATCGCTAAATACCCTGAGCAGAAAGGGTACACCCGCGAAGAGTACGATCACGCAGCTGATGACTACTTTGCACGCCGTAAGCGTAAGCGGGTAATGAAGGATGTAGCAAACCGATCGGCAACGGGTGCGGTTTAGCAATTCGTGCTATTGATAAAATTTTTTTCATTCATTCTGGTTCATCATAGTTAATCATATCTAATCATAGTTATTGACAGATAATTTAACGTAACTTAGTGAAAATTATGACCTATTTACATGAGCGACAACAGGCGCTTTAATGGCCTCGGTAGTCGCTCTTTAACATTATGAATTTTTATTGTCAGGTATTCTTACCAGAAACCCCCCTCCATCAACTGATTTTTCTGGAACTACATACCCGAGTTCATTTAGGCGCGTAAGGGTCTTCTCAAGGGATGCATTAAAGTCAGCTAATGTGAGGTATTCTAGCTCTAAATCATTGAGTTCAATGCAGAATTCTTTATGCCCCATTCTGGCTTTTTTATTAATTTCTTCAAATGTTCTCTTAAATATAATACCGGAGATTTCTTCTTTGGCGTTCTCCGCCATTTTCATAGCCTCATGAGCTGATATGACTTCATCATCCTGTATTTCACTAAGGAAGCTAGTGTCAAGACGCTTGACTATCTCGGCATTCATTGAGCGATTATTTGACTTGGCTGCATCTTCAATTCTTTCTTTTAATTCAATAGGTAACCTGATTCGTAACTGAGGATCTTCTCTGCTCATATGGTTTGCCGCTTTCATAAAATCACAATATAGAAATTATGCCCCACGGTGGGGTTGACAGCAATGACGCACGGTGTGACACTTGTTATATGTCTCACGGTGGGGCATTCATGGAGAGGGTAATGGAAAAAGCAAAAGACATGTATCAGCGTAAAGTTCGCTTCCCTGAAGATGTGCGTAAAGCGATAGAGCGCAACGGTGAAGATCAGTGTCGGCAGTTCAATACTGAGCTGATCTACCAGCTGAGAAAGGCGTATGGCCTGATTGGAGAGAAAATTGCTCAAGCATAAAAACGACGAAGCCCTAACTACTTGCGATAGTCAGGGCTCCTTATCGAATAAATCCCGCGAAGGAAATATCGACATGAACAGTGTACAGAACAACGAACTAACTTTCCACAATACCAATTTTGCATATATGGAAATGGGTGGCCAGGTCTGGCTTACGGCTGCCGAGGTGGGCCAGGCGCTGGAGTATGCCGACGATAAAGCTGTGCAACGTATCTACTCTCGTCATGCTGATGAATTTACAGCGCAAATGACAGGGGTGGTCAAGTTGACCACCCCTCGCGGAATGCAAGAGTCACGTGTTTTCTCTCTCCGCGGTGCCCACCTTGTTGCAATGTTTGCTCGCACGACGAAGGCCAAAGAGTTCCGCCGCTGGGTGCTGGATATTCTGGATCGCGAAGTGGCACATTCGCCGATTGCCAAACAGTTCACTGACGATGAGCTTTCATCCCTTGCCTGGTTGTGGCGAGCGAGTGACATCATGCTGACAGCCTGTGAGAGCGTTACTCCATTACTGAAGGTAGCCGAGCATCGGCAGGCAGGGCATTTTCATACGATCGGGCAGGAGTTGCCGCGGACAATTAACAAGGCCAGAGCGATCATTAAGCGCGAGACGGCGCATATCGAATTTCACCCATGGAAGGATGATAACTGGAGCAGGGTATTGCCTCACCTGCGTCAGGAAATGTTGCAATGATGCACAAAGAAAAACCGCCAGCTGTAACTGGCGGCTCACTGAGGTCTATTAACGTGTAGGAACGTATATGACTAAGATGAATTTAGCAGTTAACGGTTCAGTTGTCACCGAGAAAAGCATTGACAGTCAGTATTTATTGGAGATGGTTAATGCCGCTCGCAAACAGTGCGGGGAGCCGGCTGTCCGTAATAACAAGTTCATTGAAAAGGTGGTTGATGAGCTTGATGGGGAGACCTACACAAAAAGTGTAGGTCGAAAAAATGGTCAGGATATTGAAGTTATTACCATGTCCATCAAGCAGGCGCTCCGTGTAGCTGCTCGCGAGTCTAAAGCCGTTCGCCGCTCTTTGGTTGATAAGCTGGAAGACATGCAGGCTATCCAGGTGCCGACCAAAAGCACCTCTGGGCTTACTGAATATCGGCTTGCCAAAGCTGAGCAACTCAAGGCTCAGGCACTGGAGAAAAACATCGCATCGGCCCGCGAGCTGATGTCAATGTTCCCTCGGCTTGACGAATCGGCTAACCAGGTGATCGTTGCCACCCTTGTTAATCCACTTCTCGGTCACGAAGTTGTGCCACTGCCGGCGATTGAAGAGCATTACTCAACGGCGGGTGAGGTGGCGGCGCAGCTCGGTTGCACTGCGAACAAGATCGGCCGCGTGGCTAATAAACACAACCTGAAAACTGAGCAGTACGGCAAGTTCTTTCTGGATAAGTCGAGACACTCGGATAAGCAGGTTGAGGCGTTCCGTTACAACGCCGAAGGGGTTCAGGCGCTTAGCCACCTTATTTATGGTGTTGATGTGGCGTAACTATCTGAAAATAACTCAAAACCCAAAATTGGGCTTTGCTATTTAAACCCGCTTAACTGCGGGTTTTGTCGTATCGCTTCCCCTCTGCTACGATTGCCGCATCATTTACTGATGGGGATAGGGATATGAGCGAACAAGAACAGTTACAGCGCCTGGGTGAAGAAATCGCCGGGGCATATTTACGGCACCTAAAAGAAACAACCGGCGGCGACACGGTGACTTATGACGGAGTTACCAAGACCGTTGTTTTTGAACATCTGGTCTTCGGGTTAGTTGGGGTGGCGCATACCAATGCGAGAAAGCATCCTGACGATCCTGTTTTGAAGGACCCGCACAAGCATTTATCTCAGATGATTAATCTTTTCTCTCGCCCATACACGCTAACCGATTTCGGTCTGCGCGTCATAGAAATGATGAATGAGAAGTCTATTCATAAAGAGCGCGGGGCTTTGATGTGAAACAGAAGATTTTAATATTCCTTTGTGTATTAATAATTTCGGCATGTGGTGATAAAACAGAGTCCCAGTTAAAAAATGAAGCGAAAGAGGCGGTAACAAAAAAACTATCACAGAATTATAAGCCTGATGAGTGTAAGAATTGGAAAGTTATGGCGTCTAGTGGTTTAGCGCCAATGGGTAGAACAGTTGCTATTTGTGATGATAGTTTTAATGTAAGCAAGGGGTTAACTTTCTCTGATTTGTCTGTTTACAGAAATGAAGATGGTTATGTTGTTTGTGGAATAGTTTCTGGGCGATCAGATATTAGTAGGATTGGGGCGAGGTTTGTTTACGCTGCCGACTCAAAAAACAGTTTGTTTATTAAAATGTCAAAATACCCAATGTTTCTTTCCGGTGGTAGCACTTCTAGACAGTTAGTTTCTCAGTTAACTGATATATACAATCAGACATATAGAGAAATGTGTAAATAATGAATTTAATGCCGGCTAATAGCCGGCTTTTTTAGGGGCTTGTCATGTCTGAAGGTGAGAAAGTCGGTGGTATTTATATAGAGATAGAGGCTGAAACGGCTAAATTGCTTACTGGTCAGCAGCAGGCAAACAAAGCTTTAGATAGCATCGGTGATCATGCGCAAAAAACAGCAGGCCAATTAAATAAACTTGATACTCAGGTTAGCGCGACCGCTAAGGGTGTATCTTCTAGCTTTAGAGCCAGCGTTCAGCAGGCCGGATATCAACTTCAAGACTTCATTGTCCAAGTGCAGGGTGGGCAATCCGCGCTTGTAGCTTTCAGTCAACAAGGTTCTCAGTTTGCAGGGGCTTTTGGGCCGGGTGGGGCTGTTGTAGGTGCCGTAATAGCTCTTGGGTCTGTGCTGGCTGGCGTTCTGATGCCATCTTTAACTAACTCTGCTGACAAGATGAAAGATCTTGAAACCGCTGCGGAATCACTCAATAAAATTGTTGTAATTAACAGCCAAGGCATTGCCGCTTTATCCAATGATTACGCAAGATTAGCGGCAACTAATGCGGCCTTGGCAACGCAGTTAAGAGATGCAGCAATAGCTAAATATGCATCTGAGGTCGAAAATGCACGTGATGCGATTAGCAATATTGTAGAGCAACAATCATCATGGCTCCGTAGCTTAAATGGTGGCGTGGCGAGTGTGAAAGCTGCTGGCAGCGCCATAAGTACTTTAGAAATTCATGCTAATGATTACAATGAAGCTATAAAGCAGGCTAATGAGGCTGGTCCAGCATATAACTCAACGATTCTTACCTTATCCAATACTGTTGAGATGCTTTCCAGTAAGTTTGATATATCAAGGCAATCTTCCTTTGAGCTGGTTAAAATGCTCAATGAATTGGCAAATAATCCAACCCCGGATAACGTCACTAGGATATCTCAAGCAATATCAACTATGACTAGTACTTCCTCCGGAGGGGCTAGGGCACTGGCGGAATTTAGGGCCGAATTAACCGCAGCAGGAGCATCTGCAGCCAACGCTGCTCAAACAGTAAAAGATCTTGAAAACCAACTTCAGTCGCTCAGAACAGAGGCGCAGCAGAGCAATTTTGACGGGATAAGTAAGCAGTTAGAAACCCAGCGCATAGCTCTGACAAAAGGAAAGCAGGCGGCAATTGAGTATGGTATTTCTCAACAAGACCTTACTGATCGGCAAAAAGAGGAGTTGATCGCTAGTTCGCGTGTTGTTGCGTCACTTGAGGAGAAAAAGAAAGCACAAGAAGAAGCCGCAAGAAATGGGAAAAGAGAGGCGGCTTCGGCGGTTTCTGTGGCACAAAAACTCGAACAGCTTCGGCAGAAAGCTATGCTCGCAGCTGATTCTTCTCAAGAACTATCGCGAGAACAGTCCATACTCTCCGCTCAGCAGTCTCTGGGCAAGGGCGCCACGCAGGAGCAAATTGCTCTGGCCGGGAAATATGCCGCTCAGGCATACGATGTTGCCGCCGCCATTAAGGCTCAGCAAAAAGCAGAGAAGGAAAAGCAGGATACTGAAAGCGCTTATGCCCAGGTAAGGCAGGCAGCATCACCTGTTGTCGCAGTGGATGACCAGTTTCAGAAGCAAATGGCTTCCCTGAATGCCTATGCCACGCTTTACCCGCAGAAAATTGCTGAGGTCGAAGCGACTCGCGCCCAGATTGAGGAGCAGTACCGCCAGAAGCGGCAGGAAGCCATGTGGCAGGAGCTCAGCCAGCAGAGCCTCGGTTATAACATGCTGACGAGTGCGGTGGATGCCTTTAGCGGGAATGCCTCCAATGCAATTACTGGACTGCTTACTGGCACAATGTCAGCTCAGGAGGCGATGCGGTCACTCGGGAATACCATCCTGAACAGTGTGATCAACAGCATTGTTCAGGTTGGCGTGGAGGCGCTGAAAAACTACATCCTCGGCCAGACGCTCGGGGCGGCTTCTGTTGCGTCATCTGTAGGAATGGCAGCCACTACAGCTACGGCATGGGCGCCAGCTGCTGCACTGGCATCGCTAGCAACACTGGGAACAAACGCCGCGCCGGCATCTGCAGGCATCACTTCGACTGTAGGGCTTGCGAGCGGTCTTGCTCTGGCTGGCGCGCGCTATAATGGCGGGCCGGTATCGGCTAACAGCATGTATCAGGTCGGCGAGAAAGGTAAGCCGGAGATTTACCAGGCCAGCACCGGCAAGCAGTACATGATCCCTGGCGATAACGGGAAGGTCATCAGCAATAAGGATATGAATGGCGGCCAGGTCCAGGTAAACATCCAGTTTTATGACCAAACCAGTGGCGGGCAGCATTCATTTCAGGCGCAGGCGATGCAGGAAGGTAATGTGGTAACTGTGGATGCGTTCTTAAACGATCTTGACCGTGGCGGCCCGATGACCTCTGGCATCAAAGACCGGTTCGGGCTTTCTATAAAAGCCAACGGCACTTACTAAACCAACCCGCTTCGGCGGGGTTTTTAATGGGTGAACATAATGAAAGTAGCAATCGAAGTTAATGGCGAGGTTATCTGGTACCGCGACAGCGATAAACAGGAGGGGATGGCGTCGGTAGGTTATTTAAGGGACGGCACACAGCAGAAGATCATTGCCGCCCTTGAAGAATCCCTATTTCAGGCAAAAGGTCAGCTAAATTTACCGGATGATATTGATTGAGTACTGGATATTAGCTCGATGGCCGGGAGGAAGGGCCAGCACGACATTCCAGTAGCCAGAGTGAGGAACAGCTATATTAGCGGGAAATCTAGTGTAAAACCCTCCGTAATATGTGCATTGCCGCCCCGAACGATACTTAGAGTAATTGGTATCATCCAGAACCAGTACGTTAATTTGATGAGAGCAATGAACGCTGATGACATCGCCATGATCAGCATGTTCTCTGCTGTGAATGTAAGACATATGACCTCTCTTGCTGTGTGTGAAAAATACACAGTATCAGCGAGAAACATTTAGTAATATCCTGATAAAAGATCAGTGCCGCAGTCGCGGCATTTTTTATGCCCGGAGGAAACGTGGCAACTGTTCAATACCCTCCGTTCCTGCCGCTTCCCCAGCGCGCCGATCAGAACATGACGCAGGATACAGCCTGGCAGACGACGCAGACGGCAGTCGGCCCTGCGATATTTACCCCGATCACCACTGACCTGAAGGCGACATGGACGCTGCAGTGGATATTCACGCTGGACCAGGCCGAGCGGTTTAAGTCATGGTTGCGCTCGCCGACGTACTGCGACCGGGGTCGTAACTGGTTCCAGATGCCGATCGACTTGGGCGACACACAAGGCGTGCAGCAGCAGACGCTTCACTTCATCAGCATGCCGGTACAGACCAGCAAGAACGGCAATATCGTCACCTGGACCGCCAGCGTCATCTGTAACGGTATCGAGGACATCACCGAGGACTACGACGACTGGATCGTCGAGGCGCCAGAGAACTACGGCTACTGGCTGGATTACCTGGTTACTGCTGTTATGCCGAGGGCTGATTAATGCCGACTTTACGAGAGTGGAAAGAGCGCAGGCCGGCGAGCGATATCAAACAGACGGTGGAATTCAACCATCCGGCCTTTGGTTATTACCGGGTAGTCAATAACCTGTTCAGGCAAGCGACGTTTGGCGGAAACTCGTTCGAGCCAGCGCGATTCAGCGTGACCGAGCCGGCGCAGGACGGAACGGCGGTCATATCCATGACGATCACTTTTGTCGCCGCGACTGAGCATGTCCGGCAGACACTGAAAAGCTGGCGCGGGGCGGCGCGCATGACGCCGATAAAGTGCCTGTATCAGCAGTGGAATGCGATCGGTGACGCATCATCGCTGAAAGACTGGACGCTTTACGTGAACGACATTTCCGCCGACGCCAGTAACGTCACCGTGACCGCCGGAAAGACCAATCCGCTGACGCTGGCCAACTCCATAATCTACACCACGAAAGACTATCCAGGGCTGATCACCGTATGACGCAAGATGAATTTATCGGGCTTGTTAACGGCAAGCCCTGGGCTAACCGCGCCAGCAGTTTTGAGCAGATGGACTGCTGGGGCCTAGTGGTTCTCTATTACCGCCATGTGCTTGGCCTGGAGTTACATCACATCGCTGGTTACGAATCGGGCGCGGATTTCATCACCTGCTACGAACAGGAGCACGCCCACTGGCGGATTGTGCCGGTGGCGGCCACCGGATGCATCGCCGTTTTTTACCGCGGCGACGTGCCGGCGCATATCGGTGTGATGACCAGTCCGGTTAAGTGCCTGCACGCCCGCGGCGAATTTGGTTTCGTACGCTGCGACAGCCCGCTGGCACTTCTTAAGGTTTACAGCAAAGTGGAGTACATGGTGCATGGTTCGATATGAGTTACAGAGGCTTCCCGGCGCGCCGCTGCAGCGGGGAACGGTAGATGCCGGCACCACACTGGTGAGCCTGCTGGATTCCCTGCAGCTGCACCGCGATGTTATCGTGAAACTGAATGGCCGTGCGCTGCCGGACGACTACGATATCAGTCGGCCACTGAGTGCTGGTGACGTCGTGGCGGTGTTCGACCAGCCGGAGGGCGGAGTCGGAAAACTGGTCACCACAATATTGCGTCCGGTATCAAAAATTCTGTCCGGTGCGCTGAAGGTATTCGGCCTGTCAAACAAACCCAGCGCTTCGGTATCGGTGGCTACAGGCGAATCCCCTAACAACGACTTAACCGGCCAGACGAACCGCGCGCGGCTCTACAAGGGGCGCCCAAACATTTACGGCCAGTGCCGCGTGTTTCCCGATTTGATTCAGGAAGCGCTGTTTGAGTTCGTCGACAATAACAAACAGCTTACGGAGTGGTTCGAGGTCGGTTACGGCCGGTACACCATCTCATCGATCCGCTATTCGGAATCGAACCTCGGCAGCCTGGCGGGCGCCAGTTCTGCGATTTATAACCCGGGTGACGTGATCGGCACGATTGAAGTCGGCTATCAGTTCGATGACGTCGATAACGAGACAGTCCCCGGCCTGAACGAAAGCCAGGACTTCCCGGCCCAGACAGCGACCACGACGGCGCCGACATCGGTGGCGATCGAAAGTAATCAGCTCAAGGCTGTTGTTCTGTCGAATGACGATAACTTTGCCTACTTTGCAGCACTGGCGGTGCCGCACCCGGTTACGTTCGTCATCAATGCCACATGGAACGACGGCGGCACAAGCGTTACTCGAAACGTCACCGGCGCCGGGAGCATCATCTCCTCGGAGAGCTTCATCGGTGACGATACGCTTTCTTACACAACGTTCTATATTGGCGAACTGTCGGGTGAAATTACGTCGCTGCCGGGTAATGCGGTTATCAACGCGACTCTGTTCACGCTTAATGACCAGACGCCGCTTGTTATCGGACCATCAGTCTCGCCAATCGTCTCGACGCAGGTGTGGGTACATGTGCTGGTTCAGCTCGGTGCTACGGCCGGCACAACGCAGTACCGGATTAAATTCTGGATGGTCGATGACGATAATAACCAAGTGCCAGGGACATCAGAGCAGTACGATTATTTCTTCGACAACGATTTCCAGGTAACGACCAGATATTTCCGCACAACGCATAAGTTCGTTCCGGCGGCCGGTGCGGGGCGCTATGCGGTGACCATCGAGCGACTCGACAACAGCAACGATGCCAACGTCGTAACACTGATGGCAATCCATGCGGTGAACGTGCGGGAAAACGTCGTTTATCCGGAAGACACAATTGCCCGCATCACGATCAAAGGCCCGAACGACAGCAACTCAAACCGCGAGCAGAAATACAACATGCTGGCGCAGCGACACGCCATCAGCTACGACCGGACGACCGGCGCGGTCGATTATACGCTACGGCCGAGTAGGTCGTTTGCCGACGCTATCCTGCATGAGTGGGTTGTCGTAAGTAAGCAGGACGTGGCAAGTATTGACGTCGCGGCTCTGTATGCCATTGCCGATTCGCTGGCAGATGCTCAGCTTGGGCATTTCGATTACACCTTCTCGGATGAGAAACAGCCGCTTGGTGAGCGCATAGCGACGATCGCCAATGTGGCCCGCGTCGACGGCAATAACATCGGCGACGTTCTGACGTTCTGGCGTGATGAGAAAGTGACAAATCCGGATGCGGTTTTTGCGCGCTCAAACATGTTCTGGGACGAGTACAAGGTCGCCTGGCAAATGTCTCTCCCCGGTGGTTATGACGGCGTAGCGCTGGATTACGTTGACCCATTGACGAACAAGAAAGCGTACATCTACCTGCAGATAGACAGCGGCGGCATCACCGAGGTAGAGGATGCCACGGTTAACGCGATGCAGATCAGTCTGGATGGTTGCCGCAATCCTGCTCAAGCGACTGACCGGGCCTGGCTTGAGGCGAGAAAGCTCCTTTACTCGCGCCTGACAATGACGGTGAAAGTGCTGGAAGAAACCCAGGTGGTGCGCGGTACGGTTGTTCAGTGTCCTGATATGTACGACAACGCGCAGCAGACCGGATACATCACCGGGCGCGCCGGGGATGTGTTCTCGACATCAGAGCGTATCGACTTTTCTTTCGGCGATCTGTGGGTGGTGATGACCGACAGCCTCGGAAATTACCGCGGGCGCTGGCGGGCTTATCCGGTAAACGGCAAAGCCAAGGCATTCCAGGCCGCAGCTGATACCTTCGATCTGAACATTTATGACCGCAGCACGGTGCAAAACCCCAGTCGGTATTTCATCGCTACTGACTCGGAACTGAACTCCACAATCTGGCGCGTCGACAGCGCCAAACCCAACGGTGACGACACACAAACCCTCTCACTCACTGAGTATTCAGACTCGATTTATCCGTAACACACAGCAGTAATTACCAACCTTCGCGCACACCATCAGATTAACTTCTGAGGGCTTCGTGCGCCTTTTATATAGGGCGACATGCACAATGGCAGAAGTTCCACTCCCAACTCCGACGCAGGTTCCGGTACCAAGTACCGATATCCGCAATGCGGTATTTGCAGGCGCGAAGCTTGATGAAGAGGTAACCGGTACCGGCGAATATTACACGGATCGCCTTGGCGTACGGCGCCTGACTAATGCCGGGCGAAATAATCAATTTAATGTGGCTCAACAGGAAAGAGAAAGCCGATTCGACGCATTTATCCAGAGATCTGGTTATGAGGTAATCGGTGATTACACTGCTGGCCCGTTGACGCTCACCGAGTACAACCAGCTCATTCGCTATAACAACGAGTTGTATAAACTCACCGCAGCGACAGATATCCCGTTTACAACGGCTGGTAATACTGACGAAACATGGACCAGTACCGACGCTGCTCATTTTGCATCTGTCGGTGATGCAGCGCTTCGCCAAAACCTGGGTTCAGACGAACCGGGAATGGGCGACAATATTATTACCCACGTGCCTACAGAATTAGGCGACCAAATCACGACGGTGAATCAGGCTTTAAGCGCTCAGGCCCCCACCATCTGGCAATACGCCAGATATATCACGGACAAGCCGACTACATTCCCTTCCACGTGGGACTGGGGACCGGCATTTCAGGCCGCGCACGATAACGATAATGTCGGACCTCTGCTAATTAACGGCGAAACTTACACCGTCCGAACTCCTGTCGTTTATGAATATACCGATGATGATTACACCAAATATTCAAGACTCCCACGATGTTTATCAGGAAGCGCGAGTATTGATTATTCAGAACTGGGAAACGGAGGGGCGGGTTTTAATGACTCCCTTGAAGTTGACGATGCAGCTCAACCTGCATATGTCACGGCGTTTACCGTTAAGGGAGCAAGCGGGTATGTTGTCCTGCAGGAATTCGAGGGGATTGTATTTCGGGGAAATAAAAACACTGCGGCGATTAAATTAATTGGCTGTGATGGCGTTCGGCCAAAACGCTGCACATTTGCTGCCAACCGCTACGGCGTCGTATTTAATAATGGCAATTCCGCGGGAACCTACGCTGAACTTAATTCACCTGTGTTCAGCCGCTGGCGCGGTTCGTGCCTTACCGCTATAGCATACGAGAAGGGCAATGGCGACACGTCGTTCCACGGATGCGGATTAGGCGAGGGATGCTTCGTCACTGTTGCTGCTGGCCGTTCGCCGGTACTGATTGGCGCGGGTTGCCAGCCATACAATGCGCCGATGGATGCTTACTTCTGGACAACGGGCACCGCAGCGCCACTCATCAGAAACAAAAGCAGTTTGCCAGCTCATTTCCACGGCGAGATGAAATGGGAAGGTTCGTACGGAACGGTGATGGCATCAGGCGGGTTAGTCTATTTCTACGGCGCCCTGCCGCGCTGGGCTGGCATTGACATGGGGACAATGCGACAGGCGTTAAATGGCGGACCTACTGGCTCTGCAGGCGGTAACCTGGCATTCTCCGGTATTCTGGTGCCGACGACCTCTCAGTGGACGGTTGCAAACCTGGGTACGCAGGTCGTTTTTATGGATTACAACGAAGAGGCGACAGTTTCGGTTGTTGGTGAGTCCTATTTTGCGACATTCAAAATACAGACCGCCCGCAGGCTGACCAATAACTGCACAACTTTGCCATTTCAGTTGATCAGTGGAAACGTAAACCCCCTTACTAAGTTCAGCATTACCCGTACCAGCCAGGGATTACGCCTGACGACGATTGAGAACAATACAAAAATCGTAGTATGGCGTCAGCGCGGCATGCCGGATCAATCATCCGGAATTAACTA